CATAGTAGACTCTCTTTATATTGTATTTATCAAGTATTATTATCTGCTAGTTTAATGTTATAAGCATTGAATTTATGAATACCAGATACCTGGGGTTGCTTTTAAAAATTCAGTTATAGCACCTGAATCGTATTGTATATTTAACTTGCTGTCCCAATCTGTACCCATTCTCTTAACAACAGTTACTTTGACACCTATATCAACAGGAGTCGTTAGTCGAACAGCCGCAGAAATACCGTCCACAGTGAATTCAGCAGCCATTAGTTGATCAAAATCACTAGGATTTAGTGATGCCACTGAACTTTGCAATTCGTGGTGTACTATATAAGGCGTTTTCTTTAATCGAGTATTTCCAACAAATAACTTCCAATAACCCAAATCGTAATCTTGTTTAAAATTTGTTTTGCTAGTATGAGCAACCGTTGCCTGATATGTATAGCTACCTGAAATAACGATTGCGCCAACTGTATAAGCTACATTGGAAGTCCAAACAGTATCAATATTATAACCCCCAATAAACACTTCTATTTCATCACACTGTCCATAAGATGTAGATATTGCTGTGCCTGTACCTGTTGACAAGTTAACTATAGTCACTGTATTACCAACTGCATATAAGACTCCTGTTGTGTTGGCAACTTTATTCCAATCTGTTGTTCCCAAAGTAACAATTTTATACTGGCGTCCTATTGTAAAATTAACGGTTGTTTCTACTACTTTTGTAGGAACAAAATTTAAGTTGATAACAGACGAGCCGTCAGATTCTATTTGCTGTATTACAGAAGACTCAGTATAAGGCAATGTTTCTGACGGGCCAATATCTTGTACTAAAGTTCCAGTTTTGTGCAGTGTTGGTACACCAGTACCTAATGTGCCGCGGCGTAGCTTACTTAATGTATTTCCTGTTAGACCAAAGTATTCTATACGCTCGCCCTTAATCTCAATAATACCTGGACGATTAATAGCAGGATTTGGTGCATCAAAATTACTTGCATCGTCGACTACTATGCTAGTATCATTAAATTTTAAAGGTTGTATTAATCGTGTTTGTTTATTTCTACTTAAACGTTTGTAATGCACACGATTTAACATGTCTTTAAATTGCATATAAGATATAGTTGATCCTAAAACATTATTACCAAATGTAATCAATGTGAATACATCACTAATCGCAGGTGTAGTTGCAAGTTGAATACTCTGTTTGTTATCATTCAATTTGTAGTCTACTGAAGGTACTAGTAGTGTATTATTCTTTATAACCCATATGTATTCATCAGAAATTACAGTTCTGTCAAGTGCAATCAATCCAGATAACGCTTCTTTATAAGTGTAGTACTCTGTTGAATTTTGAGTTATTGATAAATTAGTACTGATTGTAATTGCAGTTCTCTGTATGTCTAGTATATCATGATTATAAGAACTAATGACTTCAACTACATCAGAATTAGTATACGATTCTGAAAATACAACTGTATTATTAGTCGGGTTGTATACATAGCCTTGCGAGCTGTTTACTGTTACAATCAATGTTTGATTAACATAAGTTGCATAAGTTATTTTGTTTATTTTAATTGTTAGGCCGCCTGGATCTACAGTGTAGTCAGTTCCTAACTTCAGTACTGTTGTTCCAACAATAACTAAAATATTTGTAATAGGAGTAGAATACGGAACTATCTTTGTTGGGTCAATTTTATAAGATAATTTATTATTTTTTATTGTAAAATAACTGCTGATAGGTGAAGGTAAAATATTTTGATTTACTCTAACAATCATGTTTGCTTCAGCAGGTAAATTATTTCCCACTGGGAATGCCAGTGTATAAGTGTTTGTTCCTGTAGTAACAATTTTTTCTTTTTTAGTTATTGCAAATGTTTTTTGGTTGCCTGAAACAATAACATAATTTATCAATGCATTATTAGTAGGTGCTGATTCAAATCGTAGAGCAACACGATTTGCAGTTTCATAACTTGCATCTGTTTGGAATAAGTCTGGTGTTGCAACAACACCATCTATATAAACAATGCTAGTCACTGCCGATAACCAAGGAGCTTTAGTAATAAATTCACTTGTTGTTCCATCTGCAATAAAGTAATCAATATCTAAGATATTATTGCCGTTAAATCCTATGTTATAAATGCTTATTATTTCTCCAATCGAAGGAGCTGATATTAATGATATTTTTCTATTTCTATAATCAATTATGTATTGATCTGAATTTAAAATAATGTTGGATTTCTTAACAACAATTGATTCTGCGCTGTTAGGCGTTTGTGACATTTTGAACGTTGTTGTTAATCCATCTCCAATAAAATTATCAACTTTAATATTAGCGGCTCCAGAATTTGGTTGATCGTATACTTTGATAGCAACCGCATCAACAACTTGACCTGGCACCACTTCTTCAGGAGCAGGGCTACTAGTTGGGGTTACAAATCCATCGCCGTCGATTAAAATATCGTCTGCATTTAGTCCTGATGCGGTGGCGTAATTCATATCGCCACCGGTAACCAATGAATCGTAATCAATATCTTGGGGAACAATTGATCCGTCACTGGTACTCTTTCGAAGTATAAATTTATCGCCAGCTGATACTGTAAAAGTATTAGGGATAGTTATAACATTTGAATTGCCGTTACCTATAAACGTAGATATAACTGCGTTAGCATTAGTTTGTTGAGGTGTTCCAAAATTTTCATCATCTAATTTAATACTTGGTAGTGTACTAGCAATATTGATAACACTTCCAGAAATTAATGAAGATGTTAAGTTTACAAATCCATTAGAAATAATTATGTCAGTATATTTGCTTAACGGTCTAGTAAACACAATAGTCGATGCTGTCGGAACTGTAACATAGATTATTTGATTTAACAAAATTTCTGTACTATTTAGAATTGTTTTAATTACAGTATCAACGCCAAAAGATGGTGCAGAAGATGTAGATACTTTATCACCGACTTTTAATCCAATTGTACTGCTTAACGATAGTGTGGTAGATCCTGCAACACTCTTAGTAAAATACAAAGTACCGTTAGGTTGTATATTTGGTGAAGCACTTAATGTAACTGTGTTATATGTAGGATTAGTTAACAATACAATTTGTTTTGAAGTAAAACCTACACCTAGTACAGACATCCCTGGCAATATTCCAGTGACACTTGCTACTTTTATAATAACTGAAGTTGGATCATAAGTTCCTACTGGAATGTAATTTGTTGATGTGCCGCCGGCTGTTGTATTTCTTACCAGCGTTGCTGTAGGATTTGTTCCAATGTAAGTATATGGATAAACTAATGTATCAGTCACTACTGGTATTGTAGTTAAATTTAAACCTACATAATATGTATTAATCTTAGTTCCTGCTGACGGAGTATATGGCAATGTAAAAGAATGGGTATTGGCTGCTACTGTTAGTATGTAGTCATCAAATAACGGATCAAAACTATCCCACTTGTCTGTAAACCAAGGTGTTGTTCCCCAACCGGCACTGATGTCAAATCCAAGTCCTTGTATTATTACTCCACCGTAATCTACTCCAGTCATTAATTGCGATAAATCATTACCAATATCGCCGTCTTGTGGGTTGTAGTAATGATGTATTCTATCGGCGGCACTTAACAAAGATTGGTTCTTTAGATAAACAATTTTAATTACTTGTCCAGTTTTTGGTTGCGTGCCTGGAGCAAATGTTATCAATCCTGAATATCTGGTATAATCAGTTTTTGTTATAACGGTTGTTAATTTATAATTTTCTCGCAATACTGGAATATCATTAATTGTAACTGTCGATGAACCAATAATAGCATCTGGTGCATAAGTTAGTTTATACTGTAAATTTCCAGTAGTATTAATAAACTCAGTTTCTTCTAAATTAACAAAGAAATAAGAATTTGATATTCTATCAAACTTTATTTTAATTAAACCAGATCTAATAACACCGTGATGCTCCGAAGACGATACACTATTTCCAATAATTGCAACTGCACGGGCCGCAACTCCAGTTGGTGACAATCCACCTATAAGTGAAACAGTTGGTGCTGATAAGTATCCGGTACCGTGTGTAAGTAGGATGATTCGATTAATCACTCCGTTTGTAAAAAATGCCCTAGCAGTTGCGCCACTTCCAGAATCATTTGTAATTTTTACAACAGGTTCTCCGATATAACCAGACCCCCCGTTAATAATTTTTATATCTGTTACAATAAATCCAACATTATCTAACCAGTTTTTCCAAGGATATTGTCTAATAGTAGCATCGTCTGCTGTTATAGATCCCCGAGTTGCATTTGTAGCAATTGTTGTTATTGCATTATTTCTATATATAGGCGGTAAGTCAAAATCTGAAACCATAGTAGGAGTCGAGTCTACTAACTGGTAACTACTAACATATTCTCTAATTTTAGATTTAAACGGTTTTACCTCGTTTATATAATCTTGGAAGTTTGATAAATTATCGTTGTTGTACGTCACTGGAGTCGATAGTTTTCCGACATTGTGTCGTGCTTTAATGAAACTTGTTTTAAATATCCAATCTAAATAAACTTGCTCACTTAATGCATATCTTACTGTTGTAAAAAATAAATTTAAATATTTTGTTTTTAAATCATCAATAAAAATATCATTCTTTAAAGATTCTAAAATAATTCTAAGTTCTAAATTAGGGCTATTATCAAATGCTATCCCATCATACGTTGTTCCATCATACCCGGTACTAACAGTTGACGATTGATACAATGCGGAATTTAGTTGTATCGTTCCGTTTTCTAAACCAATCACTTTGTACATTTGTGTATAATCAAACGACTCTACGTTGGATATTTTTTCTAATAATGACCAACCTGTAGTAGTTGTTCGAACTTTAATAATTTGTCCAACATCATCATTTAGTGTTTTCAAATCTGAAACCATATCTACTGCATGATCAATTGCAGTAAATTGACTATAACCAGACGCAAACCAATCAATTTTTTTCCAGTATGCAGTTACGTCATAAGATTGAGATTTTGTTCGAGACCAAAGTTTTCCATCTGGATCATATGAGTATATACTCCAGACTCCGCGAGCTCCGGAATCGTTTGTTACCAATACAGAATAATCTCGGACAGTTGCAACGGTGTTGTCATCGTATCCTTGTCCTGGGTTTATAATAGTCACTCCAACGATTTGTCCTGTACCGTTACTACTTAATATAGCTCTAACTATTGCCCCTTCACCGCTGCCTGATATTGAAATATACGGAGCAACTAAGTATCCTCGACCAGTATACGAAATATTAACGTCTATTATTTTACCATCAATAATAGTACAACTGTCTATCACTGGTCTTCTAAAAGCTCCAACGTTTACAAATCGTAGCTCGTCTGAAGTTGCTTGAGTAGTATCATATAATCCGGATACTAGGTTAGGTGCAGATTCTTTTACGTCAATATTAGCAATATTTCGACTATCAACAGTTGGATTCTCTAATAGCACAGCGTTAGTTTCTTCAACTAGCTGTTTTAATGCTTCAAATCGATTGATAAACATACCTTGTCTAGGACGATTTTCTACGCCGTAGCGAAGTTTTTCTGCTAGAGAAAGATCTGGCACATCTCTACCCATGGCATCTTTGCCGCATAAACTGTCAAACCATTTTTGTTCAAGATGTGCAGGGAGTATTGTACCAGAATCATTATTAATAATTTTCCACTGACTATGTATATTTTGAGATGTATTATTTACAGTCCAGTATTCTACTGATAGAACTATATTAGAATCTTGTAAATATTCTGCGGCATTTACTAAACTAAATGAGTTTGTGCCAGTCAATGCAAGATACGTGTAAGCAGAACCTCGAGGGTTTTCAATTAAACTTGCAATATCGCTAGCCGATAAATTTCTACTAGGCATATTAGGAATAGTTTTTTTATTTTTTACCCAATAGTAATATGTATATTTCTTTGTTTGAGATCCAGTGTCAAATCTTTCTTTTATAGAATAAACATTATTTCCATATAAACTCTTACCGCTGATACCATTAGCAATCCCAGCTTCGGTATCGGCCTGAGTATCCCATGCTGCCGGTAATAATGTACTTTCAACCCATTCATACAAATCAACCGTTGCACCAACTGCTAATGAATTCCATACGCTGTTTCTATAAACCACAGAATTATCGTAAGCATCAATTAATTTAGTAGTTCTTAAATCCCACCAAATATAACCAACTTGTGATTTACCCCATGGTGCGCCTGAATCAACTGTTACATCATCGCTGGCATTACTAATAGAGTATGTGGCAGGATCATAGTAGCATGAATATTTGATTTCTTCTCGAGCTGGGCCTGCAATTTTACCCTGGGCTAAATCAATAATGTCTATATATTTTACTAGTTCGCCGGTAGCTTTGTTATATAAAAATGCAGATTTTATTTTAGAAGGATCAGGTACAGTTATTTGCTGATGTTTAATTGTCCAGCTAAAGGCATTTTCTTTTTTCTCATAATCAATAACTATACCTGATTGTAAATTTTGATCGAATTCAAAAGGCGCTGTTACAATAATATGATTGTTACCGGTAGCAATACCTTGGCCAAATCCTGCGGCGGCTGTTTGTAAATTTTCTAAAGTTTCACTATAAATCCATTTTGTTTCATACATGTCGTATACATCAATACGACCAGATTCGACAGCCAGTTGCGATATATTAGTAGAATCTTTATCAAAAATTGTTTCGTATTCGTCAAAGATAGTTTTTAGAATAGTATCTTCGTCGGAACTATAAACAACCAGTGTTTTATAATCATTGATGAACGCAACTTTACTTCCAAAATAACCAGAATTTTCTGATTTGTGATTTTTTAATGTTTGATATGGCACAAATGCAGATTCTGTAAATTTATAAACATTTACTGTTCCTGCATTGGGCTTTTCGTTATTTGCTAAACTATCAGAAATTACTAGATAGTCTGCATTATCAGAAATATCAACACTCTTTCCAAAATTTAAATTAGTGCCTGTTATAGTCTGAGACAATACTCCTGACCTATAAATTTTAACTTGCCCAGATAACGAATCGTTATTGGCGGTAACTACTAACGCACTATCATCGTCTGTTGCTACTATGCCTGAACCAAAATGTCGATTTGCAACATCTCCAGATAAAGTTGCTGATAGATTAAATCCCCAACCCACAGTTGAAAACTTAATTAGTCCTATGGGTGTTATATCTGGTTGTTGTGAAATTGTCAGTGTTGTTGAATCTATTACAGAGGATACAATTTGTCCAGATGTGAATCCAACACCAGTAATTAACATGCCAGGCAATATTCCTAGTGTAGAAGTAACTTTTAATGTAGTACTTAAACTGCCAACAGGATTATAATATGTAGTTGCTTGAACATCTACTGAATGTTCTAATTTATAAACACGACCAGCATTACTGTTATAGCCAACTGCTGAAATATATAATATGTCATTAGCAAATGCCAGTTGTGATCCAAATTTTTCATTATTGGTTGGAAACGGGCTTACAATTGTGTCAACAAGTGTAAAAATATTATTAGCATCTTTGCTATAAAGGCTAATAACACCTTGCTCTGTTAAATTGCTAGATGTTCCGCTGAGTATTGTAGAAACATATTTTATTTTTTTCCAAGATGACACATTAGGTATTAGTCCTGCAACACCATCTGTACGTGACATTGTACTATTGGTATTATTTTGTAGTGCTTGATAAAATCCAGTATATGCGCCGCTGTTGCCTAGGTATACAATATCATCTGTAACATATGCAGTATTAGTATTAAAATCGCCTTTTAATTTTGTGTATGCATTGCTTGCTAGCGGACTTCCTGTAGCTAACCATTTTCCGTCAAACGATAATGCAACTACTGTTGCTAGTTTAGATACATTGGGTGAATAGCTGACAAACGGTTTAGTAACAAGTTGTCTTTGTATCCACTGCGCATTATATCCAGATTTATCCCATATCTCTGTGTCGCCAGAGTTAGAACCAATTGCAATAATTTTTCCTAGTTTGGTACAAGAGATAGTTTTTCCATAATTTGCACCATCAACAGGAGTAGAGTTTGGAATAAGTTTTCTGCTGTATACTGGAGAATATTCCCACACGGCCCATTTATTATTACTATCAGAATCAATCCACAACTTGTCGCCTGTAATCAGTGGCGGACGTGTTCGGCTGTCAACCAAATCCATTGCCGCAGATCGTTGACTAACAAATTTAAAAATTACTACACGTTGAGATTGAGTAAATGGCGGGGCCCAAGTTGGGATTGTTGCAGAAACTGTAAATGTATTCAGCGATACTGCAATAATTTTATAAAATCCTTTTATTAAATCAACTTGATCTATGCCAATGTAAGAACCAACTGTAAAATCTACTAGTTCACTCAATGTAATGGTTAAAGTTTTTGCACTGCTACTATAATCTACATTAGTAACTGTAACATTGGAGTCAATATATTTGTACACATTCCAACCAATGCCTTCAAACGTACATGCTACAAATGCATTTGGTTGAAACAATGCAGGGTCCGTTTTTGTTGACACAATGTCCTCAAGCGACATTACAGTAGTAAACACTTCATCAGATCTAAAATAACCCGCGCTTCTTAAATAAGGACGATATTCTGTTAACACCGGCCATGGATTAGATGTATATCCAACTGGTTTTAAATATACTTGATTTGAATTGTATGTGATTATGAAATCGTTTGGATCGTCAAAATTTTCTGATAAGTAAAACCCTTGCGGATTACTTCTCATTTTTGATTCTTCTAATACAAATTCTATCGACTCAAATGCTTCGCTGGCGCCGTACTGACCAGTTCTAATTGCCCACTCTTCATAAAATGTTAAACTTTCTTCACCAAGTGCAGATTTCACATCAAACAATTTGTTTAAACTGTTTTGTGTTCCTTTTTCGCGAATCATTCCTTGATAAAACTTAAACTCACTTACATCATCTTTGATAATGTTTGTAAGATATTGTCTTTTTTGATAGCCAATTAAGTGCTGAGCCAGTTGTTGTTGTGCAGTGTCAAAATTATCACTATCTAAACTATAAAAGTCAGTAAACTGTTCTGCCTTATATGTCCAGTTTGGTAATAGTTGCGTTACTGGTTTTTTGTCTAGCAATATCCAATCTTCATTAACAAAAGAAACTGCTCCTGGTAAAAATCTGCTTGCAGTATAGTAGAATTGCTTGTATTTTACAATATCGCCAAGGTCGTAATCTTCCCACGGAGTCCAATTTTGTATCTTGGCAACATCGAGAATAAATCCAGGAATATCTAATCCACCATACCAGTCGGTGCTAACATATCCTGCAATTTTAATCCTATCTTGTTTATAACCAGTTTCTGGTTTGAAAATTGTATCATTAAATATAGTAATATTGTTTAACAAAACAACATGTTCTTGCTGTATTAAATAAAATGTTGCGCCATAGATACCGTCTTCACCACGCGGACTGTAACTAACTGCGTTATCTTCTCTATAAGAATTGATAAAAGTAGGTTCAAGAGGTGTGCCATCAACTTTAAAAATTTCGTATCCGTTGAATGGATTTCGGATGTCATCTATTACGCTTAATTCTGTTTTGAATGTTAATTTTGCGGCGGCTGGACTTAAACTTATTGCTGAGCTGCCGTTATTGTTAAGTCCGTCTAACTTTGTAAAATCGGTTTCTAAAAATACTGAAGCAGTTGAATTTTTGTTAGCTTTAAAATAATCACCGTTATAACGAACTATATCGCCATACGTTATACGCATACCGGGTGTCCACTCTACCCACTTATCTTGTCCAGTACTCCAATTTTGTGTTGTCCAGAATAAAAATTCTTTAGCACTAGTTTCCCAGTTAGTAACTGCTTTGAGTACTGGATTAAATTCGTCAAATATAAATCCTTCATCTTTTAACCACTCTCCGTATCCTAGCAAGAAATCAACAACTTCTTGTATCTTTTCAAATTTAGTGCCGTATGGGATTGTGTTAATAATAGATTTATCCCACGATTTTCTTATCACTGCATCACGGCCGCCAATGATTGGTAAACGTGGAAGTGCTTCGTAATAAGAATTACTAAAAGTACCCGAAGTAGTGTGCGTTACTACTGATCTAAAATATTGATTATTATATTTGACAACTTGGCCCAAGCCGTAATGTTCGTTGGCTGTCCATGCAACAAAATTTTCAGATATTCCGCCAATGTTTATAGTAACTCCAGACTGCTGATATTGGTAGTATTTAAAATAAGGAGTGCTCTTACTATATCCTTTAATTTCATAACCGTCAGGTAATTTACTAACAATTACTCCGCTGTAGGTTAATTTCTTTATTGGAGAAGACGAATTTAAAATCACCGTATAGTCTTCAGGCGGAACAAACACACTACTCGTTGACAACGGAGATTTAGAGTCTAGCAATAGTTTAAATTTTTCTTTTGATGTAAATGCACCCACTCTATGACTTAATTTTGTATTAAGATAGGTCAAATCATAAGCATACGTATCGTAAGATTTTAAATTATCACTTAGGATATAATTTATAATATAGTTAATAATACCCGATGTTTGTACACGTTCGGCGCTAGAATAGATACTTGGAAATTTAATATCTTCTGATTTAATTCGTAAACCAGTTTCATTATAAACTAATTGCCCGCAGAGATTTCTTGTTATTCTAGATCTGTCTAATAATTTTCCAAAAGTATCGGAAGGTTTTAATAAAATTGCTGTTAATATAACACTAAACGCATAATGACTACTTCTTCTCCAAGCAGTTTCAACAGGACTGCCATCGCCAAATACAAAATCTGTTTGAGAATGGGCTGTTATTGTTCCAGAAATAAATCCAGATACCAACGGATTAACCAAGTTACCGGTAGAATCTACAGGTAAATGTTTTAATAGAAATGGTTTAATATAATTTTTTACTTGCACTGCTGGTGCATCTGGGTTACGTATAAATCCTTCAGATATGTCCTTCCACATCACAAGATTATCGCTAGTATACGGTGCTGGGCCGTATAATGTTTGCCACCAACTTGGTTCAATACTAAATCCTAACATTTCCCATGGGCAAATATTTGGGCGATCAGTGTCATAGATCCACTGATAAATTCTGCGCCAGTATCCCGGAGTTTCTTGACCGTCGGGGGTACTAAATGAATTATACTTAAAAGTAAAAGGATTATTTCTATCAAAACTTAACGGTTTTGTAAAATCTCTATCAACTAATGACGCCCATTGGTAGAATGAAGGAGCTAATACTTGATCAAATTCTTTTCTGGAATAATCTCCAGGTCTATTATAACTAGGTATTAGTTCTGCAACATCAAAAATTTCTGTATTGTATTCTACTTTAATATTATTAAAAATTCTTTTTTCTAATTCAAGGATAATTGCATCTCGATAGTCGGCAACGCCGTTTATACCGTAAGTACCATATGCAAGTACGTGACTACCGTCGTGGCCTTGTATCATCCAACGCGGAGTAACCAATGTTGTATCTAAGTAAAGCATTGGTTTATATTTTGGCCACATGCCTAATTTAGTCGGTGTTTCTGGAATGAATGAGCCGTCTGTGCTGTCATATTCAACAATAGATATTGTATCGTTTTCAGCCAGAGTATAATTAATAACAACAAATCCTTGCTCATTAAAATAATAATCTGCTTGATAAATTAATTGTAAATCGTTAACATAGACAATAACAGCTTTGTTGGATAAAATATCTAATGTAAAGTTTGTTTTTAACGGATATGTTTTTATTCGAGGATCAACAACTGTGATATTTGTTTTTACGCCGGTACGATACGGTACCATATCACTGAAATAATACGGATCTGTTTTAGACTTATCTTTGTTAATTTGTTCTAGTATTAAATCAACTTGTTTAGACGGAGTAGTTTCAATTCCTAAATTTAATGCTACTGCTAAGAAATTCTTTTTAAATTGAATATATTTGTCTCTGTTTTCTTGTATTGCTCGGATCACATTATTAGTGTCAGTTGTAATATGATATAAAGAAATACTTGAAGGGCTACTATGTTGTACAAACTTAGTACCGTACGGTGTTATATTACCCAAATCTCGTAAATTACTTGCGCCTGGGAAGGTTCCAATAAAAGTAAGTGCATAGGTATTATCAACAATGCTGTCTACATGATCAATTACTTCACCCAGCGTTAATGTTGTTAATCCGCTGTTCAAAGGATTGTGTTGTAAATTTAATGGAATTTCATAAAATCCATTAGAATTTATTGGCTGTGAAGCATATGTTTTTATTGTCAATACATCAGTTTTTAAAATATCTGCTTTTAATTTAATTGTTTTGTAGTCTGGGGCATCAACTACTGACCAGTGATCAGTTGCTAAACGTTTACCGTTAATGTATACACGAACTATTAAATCCTTGAGGTCTGAAATGTTATCAAAGATATCTAATTTAAAATTATTAGTTTGGGTTGAATTTTTATAAATTCGTATACCAGCTTGAGTATCCGATGCTACACAAGTTTCCCATGCATTTTTGTAAATTGTATTTCCTGCATAATCTTTTGTACTGAGATATCCCGTATTAACAGGAATAGTTATAATATTAACAGATTCTCTATAAGAAAATTCATCTGTATCAAAATTAAAATCAAAAACAATGTCGCCTATATTTTCTATATTCCTGTAAGAAAGCGCAAATCCAAGATTTGAATCACTTACTCCTGTTGGATTAACCCTATAAGAAAATAAGTAAGTTCCTTTAAAAGTAGTTCCATCATACTTGTCTATATCGCTAAAACTAATTCCAGTTGCATCAACTACATCAAATAACGGAAACTGGTTAGTATTAGTTTTTTGCTGTGCTGAAATCCATGTGGTACCAGTGAACCAATACATTAATCCTTGATTTGCGACTCCTTGTTTTACTAATACTACTTCATTATCAGCTGGTGAGTGCAGTTCAACTAAATGAATTTGGCGTGAATTAGCAGATAGATGTTTAACATCTATAAACTCTACTTTAAAAATTTTATTTTTAACTAATCTATCTGTATCCGATAAAAATAATATTTTTTGTCCTTCAGATAAACTGATACCATCAATGCTATATCCTAAACTACCTTCAATTGTTGAAAATGCATCAGTTGTAAACGAGTCAACTAAATCAATATCAAAAATTGCATCTGTACCAAAATTGAATAATTTTAAATCTGCGTTGAATTCAATAATAGGACGTACTGCTCTAAGGGTTTGATCTAAAGATGCTATTGTTTTATTAAATGATGCGCTTGCATTTATTACATCTTTATGAAACCATCGGTTATATCGAGACCAAGGATTATGATCTCGACTTGCTCTATTAATAACCATATAGTCTAATGTTTTTGCAAAGCCGGTAGAATCGCTAAACGCATCTATATCAAAAGGGTTAGAATCAAATAATAATGTTTCAGATTCTGTATAAGTTGTTGATATTTCTAAAATTGATTTTTCAATCAATTGAATAGCAGTACCTACTCCCTCAACATAATATTCGCCCGTTGCATATTCGCTAGGAGTAACTTGTCCGCCAAACGATACTTTCATACCATTACTTAATGCAGTACCGTCACTTAATGTGTAGCTAACTTTGCCTAAAATTTCTGATTCAACATTGATGGATGAATTTTCATCTATATTGTATATTTCAAAAAGGCCGCCTAAATTTACATCAGTCTCGCTTTGATAATATAAAACATTTGGAGAGTTTACAGGAATAGTCATTGTGATTACTCCACTTTCAACCCCATAAGAGTCTATCCCAGGTATTTCGTACCTATCGTCAATGCCGGTTGATCTTGCAGTTTTTATGCTGATTGGATTGCTTGGACTAGATATAATAAATTTATACGTTTGTCCCCTGTATAATTTAATCACAGGATTAGGAGTTAGACCGTCTGGAGTAAACACATACTGATTATTTTGTCCTTGATATTCAAGAGTAATTTTATAAGTACTCTGTGCTGTAAGTTGTTGGCCAAATATTTTAATAGTCTCGGGGCCGTACGATAACCAATAGTAGTTTTGAAAATTAACAAACTTGTCCCAATCAATATGAGGATTCCAAGAATAAAATTCTTGTTTATTAAGCCTAGCATGATTAGACACATTGGCTCCAAATACACTTAGTTGGCTTATATAATCAATATAGTCTTTAAAGAAAGTAGTATTGCCTAAAGTATCTTGTACTGTTAGTGACGGCTCTAATTGATAATTCTGACGAATTAAATTTGGAGCTTCGATGAATAAATCTGTACCCGAAGTTGATTTTGAATAAGGTCTGCCAACAAATCCGTTGACTTTTTTAACAGTGCCTGGAGCTACCAACTGATCTACTGTTGCTTGTAAAAATCTTTTGTTAGCATCTGTTTTAAAAAAGTTAGGTATTAAATTTACGCTAAGTCCTTTAGACCCCGATGGATTTGTAAAATCAGTCATTAGATATTTCCGTATGTTGAGCTAGTTGTGTTTTGTGATGATACTGCGCTGAGTGCTTGCCCAGTTACCGATTTAATATTACCCGATGTTATTCCAGTAATTATTTCAATATCGTCTACAGTTGCACTACTAATAAAAATCTGATCGCTTGGACATTTTATTTCAAATAAACTGCCAAAATAAGATCCGTCTTGTCTTGGCACAATAATAAAATTAGTAATATCAGGAGCAAGTTGTGTCATTACATAAGTTGATAATTCTGTAAAATAAAATATATCTCCAAAATTCCAATTGTCTAATGTAAAGAATTGGTTGATTGCAGTTATTGCTCTTGATTTAATATCGTTTTCTGAAACTACTGAATTTAAACTTTTAGTTATTTTAAAACTAGCTTGCAAATCAATTGTCGCAGAAGCTCCAAATAATAATTTATATGTAACTGGATGGTACACAATTTCATCACTAATTGATTTAATTAAATTCAATTTTGGAGCAATCAAATTATATAATTCGGCCGAGCTTGGAGGTAACGGTTTAACAGTAGTAGAGCCGTCTAACCACTGACGGAACAGTGTATCATAACTCTTGGTTAATACGTAAATATCCATAATGTTGCTTGCGCCTGGATCTATTCTAGATTCATAATCGGCTCTATGAATGTACTGGAATTTTAAATTGCCTCGTCCAACATATACTTTGTAATCTAATGTTGGTACTAATAAAGATTTTGTTAAGTTTAATTCCTTAACTACTCCAGTATCTGAGAAGTAAAAATGTTGTCCGTCTATGTATTGAGATAACGATCCAATACTAGCCTGATTTGCAAAAAATAATACTTTGTTATCAGAATTATTTCTATAACGATAATCATTTTGTCCAGCCGAGATAGCGTATTTTTCTTGTACTATAAAAGAATTTTGAATATTCTGGTAATCAACAATATCAAGGAATAATTGTGGATTATCAACTATGTCATTATTATCCGAATCTTGGAACGATACTACTATTTTTTTATTATCAATGTAGCCGTCTAATCCATTAAATGATGATACAATATCCCATTTTAAATCCTGTGTAAAAGGCTTACCAGACGATCCTGGTTTTGTGTTTATACTTAAAATATTAATTAAATCTTTTACAACTGAATTAGAAGTGCTGTCATAAACTGCTGTATTGTCTTCAAAGAAAAATCTTATTTCGTCATCGCTTTCAAATACATATCGTAATAATCTAGTTGTAATTGTATAGAAATCGTTATCAGTAGTAAACAACAATATCCAACTCGAATCGTTCTTTAAATTAGATAAACTACCTTGATTAGACAAACTAAAACCAGATGTTGCATCTAAATTAGTTTCAAATATGATTTTCCAACTTTGATCAGTCGCATCGTAACGTAACCCAAACGGCCTGTTACTGTATATTAAATCTATCATTTGTGTAATTACTGAACTGGCAATTGACAATGATAACTTAGGAATAATTTGTGTTATCTGTGCAGTTGAAGGCACTACTTGATTTAAAGTAATAGGGCCAAGTCCGCTAGAAAGTATTCCTGTTCCGGCGGCAGTGCCGTTTGCGTTAACAGATATTACTTGTGCCCATATATAACTTGATCGCCCGGATAATGTAGCATCTCCAACTTTTAATGCGTTTGACTTATTAAGGTCAAAATAGTAGCCGGTTGGGGCTGTAAATTTTACTAAAGCATTAGCTGTTAAATATTTTAAGTCTGTTGCTGTATACGACCCTACTGGATAAGGCCTTATATCATTTAATTCTCCAACATAACCAGTGCTAGAAGTGGTATCAGATGTTTTATTATACCATACAATGTTTAAACTTGTAGATAAAAAGTTAATAAAGTTTGAATAATAAAAATTTCTCAAATCTGCATTTTTAATGATATCAATAATTTGATTATAAATTATACCTTCAATATCTACCTTAGTAGCATATTTAAATTTGATAGGTAACGTATAAGATTCTTGGAATATAACTCCGTCGTTTCCAAATAAATTAGTACTACTATATTTTCCAGTAGGGTCTTTAAGATCAAAGTATCTACTAATACCACTGGATGTTCTGTTAACTGATTTTATTTTAGCAACTTGTTGGTTAGCTGACAGCGGACTAATGTTATAGTCTTCAGCTGTTATCATTCTGTTTTGTGTATAATAAGTGGCTGATGCATTTGCCTTAATGTATGCGTTAGTTTCGCTAGCCGAGGCATTAGAAACTGTGCTTACTAAACTTAATGTAACAGTTAAAGTTTCGTTTTGTCCTTTACGAGAAGTATATGGAATAGATATAGAAATGTTTCTAATATCTGCAGGGTTGATAATATAAGAAAGGCCGTTACTAATACGATAATAAGTTCTAAAATCTCCAAGCGGTAATGTTCCAAATGTGCCATCACTAAATGCTAAACTAACAGCATCGCCTGTTCTTGTAACTACTGCATAGATATTTTTTATACTTTTATTAAGGCTGTTATAGATAACATTATTTCCAGTAAGTTCTGGAATTTTTGTCCATAGTTCTGCTTCTGCACCGTTCTGATCTAATCTATAAAGCCATACATCTGTATTATTAATATTCTGTGTTGCAATATCTATACTTTCATTTGTACTAGGCTGACTAACTGTAAATGCACCTGCATTTAACGTTCCTTGTGTAAAATTAAAAAAGAACCCAGTGTTAATACTTGCGGCACCGTGGCCGTCGTCTCTATAAACACAAGCAGGACTATTACCTACTTTTGGAGCTTCTTCATAGATATAATCTTCGCCTGTGAATGTAGTGCTAGTAATTTCAAAATTCATAGATTTGCCTGCTATTGATTTTGAAAAAGCATACACTGGTACATCTGTGTTGGATCCTTGAAATCTATATTGGCTTGTTGGAATGCCATAGATGTCTGCTTTAGCCGAAGGATTTCCAAATTGTTGTGTGGCAGGCATAGCGGCATTCATCACTTTGGTAAACTGATCTAACCAGTTAGCATTTGATGGATCGTTCCATGTGATAACTTGTCCTGCTAAGTTTCTTCCGTTACTATCTACCACAGTTTCGGTTGTTCGAACGGTAGTAAATTTTAATAAACCCTTAGCTGGTACATTACGTTTTGCATTATAGCTGATTAATCGTGCTAAACGTAATACACTATCACGACGTTCGGCCAGCTCTAAAAAGTTTTCTCGAGCATTTAAATCTACACGGAATGCAATGCTTTGTCCAAGGAAAGCAATAAGATCTACCAAAGCAAGATATTCGCTAGATTCAATATAGTCGTTAAAATCTTCAGGGTAATTTGTTCGAAGATAGGTAATCATAGTCCTGCGAAGATTTTCAAAGTCATAGCTTTGGAAATCTGCATTTTTAAAAGACTGATAAATCTTTTTCCAATCTTCAGTAATTAGCAAGTTATTTTGTCTATCAATGGAGCTCATATTTTATCCTAGTATTGTATTTATTTTCAAAGATTAACTGCGTATTTTACTGCATTAGTAGACCGTTAGCTTGATCAAATCGTAACTGTAAAGTTTGCGAAATATTATAAGGTAAAAATATCAAGGTGCATTGTACCTGTATGCCCTGCTCATACGCTGTCACTGTAACGTTTTCTGCTTTTACCCGAGGGTCATAATTGACTATTTGATTAATATTTTCTAACACTAGATTTTTTATTTCTGGCGTTAATGGCTCAAATAACAAGTCCCAAATAATTGTTCCAAAGTCAGGTTGCATCAATCTCTCACCTTGACGTGTGTAAAAATGATTAAACAAATCTTGTTTGATTAATTCAAAATCATAAAGATTATAGTTTTCTGTGTTAGTGTTAACTGTACTAAATCCTTTGTATTTTTTTTCGCCAAGGTTATCTGGCTGACTTGCGGCAGGCAAGGTTATTTTTTTATATAATTTTGCATTTGAACTCATTATTGTTGCTCCTCTGGGGGCGCTTCAGGCGGAATTATTTTAAATGTATCACTAGTCGTTGAATATGTTTTCCACAAATCAGGTGGAGTCAACATTGTTTCGGTAAAATCGCTTTGCTCTGACGTTTGTTCTTCGTCAGTATCTTCATACCTGCCATCAATATCTCTATCAGTTTCTTCTGGTTTGACTTTGATTGGGTCTAAGTTTTCATGATAAACATAAGGCTCTGTAGTAACAACTCTACGCATGATAGTAGGTGGCAACACTGTATCATCATACTCGCCTGTTTCAATAGAAAGTTTGTGTAATTTTAATCGTTGCGGTAATACTGCTTCACTTGCTTCGCTTGCTTCACTTGCTGTAGATGCGGCAGGCCCGTTAAGATTAATGTTGCCGCCAGAGATAGTAGTGTTGGCGGCGGCTATTTCCATGTTGCCGCCAGAAGTTTGAAAATTATGTCCGCCAATGTTCAAGTCAAAAGCGCCGCCTACTTTATGCTGATACGCACCGTCAAAGACTTTGTCAGCGTTACCTAACACATGTTGCAAATAATTAGTATCGTATAGTTTGTTTACATCTTCTTTAACATGATGCGTATATTTTTGATCGTAGGTTTTATCAACATCCATCTTTATATGAATTTTTTGATTTTCATCTACAATTAAAATATGATCTTTAAGCACGTGAGTATGCATTTCTTCTTGAACTTTAATATTAAAATTACGTTTTGCTTCTATGTTAATATCTCTACCAGAGTACAAATTCAAATCATTTTCTGTTTTAATGCTGATACTGTCTTGTGCAAAAATATCAATTTTGCCATCGCTAGTTAGTTCAATCCAAGCAGTGCCTCTAGAGTTGGTAATATAAATTAAATCTTCACTGTTGTGCAACAATATCTGATGCCCAGTACGGGTCCTGATACGAATTAATTCGTTGTGTGGAATTTCTACATCACCATCGGTGTCGCCATCTTCTAAAGATGCATACTCTGGAGGGCCTTCGCTTGCTGTTTTCTTTCGCAAAAATCTAGAATCGCCGTCGTCCATTACCCAAGTACTGCCGCCAAGTCTACCAACAAATGCATTGTCAATTTTCCATTCTTTTTTGCCGATGCGACCACGGGGAGCACCATCCCGTTTATCGACTGGCCCTGGGGTACTGATGCCAAATACCATGCTTGGGACTTCGCGTCTAGCACTGCTTGTTGTAATTCCTCGAATATCATCAAACAATAAACCTTGGCGATCTAATGCATCTGCCAACGGATGTTTAGGTTTAAGTAATTGAGTAACGTCCGGGTCTTTTAAATCATTTACTTTCTTATTATATTCTGCTACAGGAACTCTGCCATAATTACCTGCATTGTCAGACTCTGCATCTTCAACAACTTTTTGTGTTGCGGCCAGTCCTGGCACCATAAAATTCATGCCTTCGTCTTGCACACATCCAATCCAGTAGCCTCGCCGAGCATCGCCGTCAATAAAAATTACTACAACAGTAGTGCCTACATCGGGCGGCACTGCCCACCAACCATAGCTTTTTTGTGTGCTACCATAATCATCATTTTCTCCAAGATGCGAAGCTGAAGTAACTCCGTAAAATGGACTCATATATTTTACTTGATGGATCGAAGTTTCGTCACTAGTATTGCCTGTTGGTCTTAGCAACTCAACTTCAATGGTGCCCATATATGTAGGGTCTTGGTGGCCAATTACTGTGGCAAGAAACGGGCCTGGTCTAGGATCAGGTGATCCGGTGGACGCATAATTAAAATTATTTTCAGAACCCATTATTCTTCCTCTGTAGCCACATCTTCTGCGGCTGGCTGTGCTTCTTGCGTTGTTCCGTATGTATCGGCTACACCTGCTTCTTCCAGCAATTCTTGTAAGGGACGACGCTGGCCTTTTAATGTTTGTTTGAATTGTCCGTCTCTAAATGTACTAATAATATCAGTAACGGCATACAAACCGCTCCACTGTGTAACTAAAGCAGATGTTGATCCTCCAAAATTATATAAACCGCTTGATTGATTAATATCAATTGGAGTCCTAAAATTTATTATTATATCTACTTCTCCGTTTTGATAATTCATAGAACCATCGTCAGTTAGATTAGTATATTGAGTAGATGATGCTGTATAATTGCCCTGGCCACTTTGTACAATATAGTAAGGATCTCCAATGATTTCCATATCTAAATCCATCATTGCTTGTTGTGTATTAGTCACTGCATCGTGAAACAATCTAGCCGCTCGAGTAGCTTGACTATCTGCCGAGCCGCCGCCGCCTTTGTCAGTCCCAGTCAGTGTTTTTATAAATTTTACAACAGTTGATGTTGTACCTGGAGTAGGTAGTTGGCCTGCTGGCAGGGGATTTATTATTTCTTTTTCGTTATCTTTGCTGCCGCCAGCGGCTGTTTCTTTAACACTATCTTGAGTTCGCTGTAATCCGTCAGCGGCCATTTCATACGCAAAACCAGTATTATATTTTATTTCAAATTTTAGAACATCAACATTGGCGCCTGTATAGATATAATTGTATTCTTTTACCACTTGTAATTTTAATTGGTCGTAGCCCGGAGCTCGTTTTCCTGCTGGCATTAATCTACTAGAGTGTACATTATACGGATGAACTCTGTAAACAAACAATTTGGGTTTAGTTCCAGTATTGGCTCTAGTTGATCCGATATTATAAACCTGAGAATCTATTCTCCACCAGTTTCTATATCCTTCGGGGGTTAAGTTTTGTGCGTCAAATGTTTTTTTGATATATGTACTTTTTAAAACTACTTGATTAATTGCATTAACAATATCACTGTCTTGTGAAAATTTGAAGTCACTTTTTCCTGGATCTATTGTTAGTTTGCCTTTAAAAAACGTTCCTGATTTATTGTCATAAACTTCGCTGTCTTTTCCAGCTGGCACTGCATCTCGTGTTGCACTGTCTTTATCAAAATCCAGTAATGCTTTACCAATTTCATTAGCTTGGTCGCCACTTTGTTGTAAATTATTATTTGGTCCATTTCTTGAAACGCCTAATGATTTTTCAACGGCTGAGCTTGATGCAACATCAGTGCTACCGCTAGCTGGTGCAAAATTTTCAGAATCACCAAATGCTGAACTAGTAGACTCTGACGACAAATTTTGCGGAAATAAAATAAGATATTCGTCGGCCACATCAATAACGCCCGCTTCAACTAATAGCTTTTGTCGTTTATTAAGGGCAACCTGAAGACTTTTTTCTCCAGACTGTAATAACTGTTGGACACTTGCACCAGTAACAGTCACATCGCTAGTAAGATTGCTGTTAGCATCCGTAAGTGCTATGCTACCAAATGGCATTGCTTGTATTTCATACACTGTACCTTTATCGGTAACTGTAAAATCTATGTCTGTAACAAGGATAGGAATATATTTTGATGTTTTTGGAATACTAACTAATCTTCCAGTTTCTGTGTTGCCACGAAACTCGATACTTAGTATAAAAGGCGCTTCTTGCCACGTGTCGTGTCCTTGTTCAAGAGCAAGTTGTTGGCAAGCCATTAAAAACATGCCCATACTATATGGTTCAGTTACTTTAAAACTAAAGTTACCAACATTACTATTTTCACCATCTTGAAAACCTACTTGGCTTTCTAATACTAAATCATCGATAAAAAAATCAAATTTTCCATAAGCAGTTTCTACACGATTGTTTGGATCCATTGCGGCAGATTTACAAATTAAACGTGGCCTGGAAACTCCCATGTAGCTTGCGGCTGGGTCATTTAATTCTTCGTCTGTTAATATGCCTAACCCTATAATATAATTATAACTTGCATATGAATGTAACGGGTTGGGTATGGGTAAAGTCACACCGTCCAACTGTTTAAAAATTGTATTAAAAGATTTAAAAGCTCCTGATACTGCATCAATTAGAGATGATAATCCAGAAGCGGCTCCTAAACTAGAAACTACTTTTGAAACCACAACTGCTACTCCGGCAATTTTTGCCACCTTGCCTACTGCACTTGTTGCTTGATCAAGAAAACTCATTATAATCCTAATATATTAAACAAACTTGATTTTTTTGGAATGTATATTTTCTTCCCTGGAACAAAATCAAACACTGGATCTTGTAACACATCAAGATTACGTTGTATGAACACCCACCACAAAGCAGGATCGCCATACAAGTCAAACGCTAATAAGTCGGGTCGATAAGTATATTGACTTTCTATTCCGTATAAGAAGTCGTCGGGCTCAGCACTAACTGTCCTAATTCGTAAAACATCTAGATAGTTTTTTTTAATAGGAGTAGAAAACCAAGGACTTGTATTTTTATAAGTTGCACCCATTTTAAATATATCCAAAAGGACTGTTAAGATATCCGCCTGATACAAATCTATCAAGACTAAATTTACGACTACTAGTTCTACTATAGATAGGTTGTAGTGTTACATTAAAACTACTTTTTGTTGGAACATGGGCTGTGCCGCCGCTGACAGACCCGCCAAAGCCTAAACTACCTGCAAGGCCTGCAACTTGTCCTATACCACCAGCAATACTGCCAACTACTCCAGCAACACTAGCAACTGATCCGCCAAACAAACCCCCCAACGCACTAGCGGTGCCGCCAATTGAATCGGTTAGGCCTTCAATTTCGCCTGCCGCAGATCCTACTACAGGCACGCTGATATAATCACAAGTACTTTCTAGTCCCACACTCATTGCAGTTACAACTACCGGAACATTTTTAAAAACATAATTTCCATAACCGTTTAACATGATGATAGGAGGAGGATTTCCAGCTTTTGGATCATTTCCTGTAAACATTTTGGTTAGACTTCGTAAATAGTGTACCATAGCAATCCAGTACAATCCTTCGTTAGCATCCGAAACATACATAGGTGCTACAATAGTTATCGATCCTGGATCGCTATTTTTAAAGTTTTGAAATGTATAGTTAGTATGTGTTGTTGGAATTGTTCCGTAGTTTGCTTTTGACGCTATAGTAATTTTAGGAGTGTAAGGAAATATTAAACCGCCAGCATCTTTTAATGGTTGTAACACTGGACTTCCTTTAAAGCTAGTCCATTTAGCCATGCTTAACCTAACACGCCAATCATTTGCATTATCAGAGTCTGTAAATTCGGCCACTGCTCCAAGGACATCCCCAATTGCTTCTCCAGCCGCTGGTAAATTTATTGCTCGAATTGCGCTAGCAACACCGCCAACATTGTATCCAGCAGAGATAGCAGAACTTAATCGACCGGCCGTACCTACTGCGCTGCCAATTGCGCCTATTGCATTGGCAGATTTGCCTAATGTTGAAGCAAGGCTGGCACCTGTATCAAATAAACCCATAATAATATCCCTCTTTGGTGTATTATTTATTTGACTTTAATAAGTGCGTAGTTTATAATGTAACTTACGAGGACTCATCTAATGACAGTGAAAGTTAATTACCTAAACAACAAGGATATGTTGTTGGAAATACATAGAAGTAAAAGCTCATATTGCAGTTTTACAGACCCAGTTTATCACCAATATGATTTGATTTTATCCGATATATCTAAGATCAATATCAGAACCATAGCAGAGGCCAAACGTGCAAGAGCCAAACGCATTGGCGATGCTGAATACCAAAGGCGCAAAGCCGCTGGTGAAAAAGTCAAACAAGCAGACTGCGAAGTAGACTACAAAAAAATGTTAAAAACCGATTTAGTATTCAGGATCATGACATTTGATCATATTCCACTTAACGGTATCAGAAAGAAAAATCCAAAAACACTTGCTGATCATAGAGACAAAGTAAACTTTCCTCCATTCCAACACTGGAAGTTTGACGACAAAGACGAACTAATGTGTGTGGGCAAGAGTCATTGGAAAGGTGATTTGATCAAAGGCAAGTTTGATAAAGATGCGGGCCAAATTACTCCAACTTTAGCCCGGATGATGTTAAAATTGTGTGAGCGATATGCCACAAGAGGTAACGTTCGCGGTTATACTTACAACGACGAAATGAAGGGTCAAGCTATCTTGCAATTAACACAAATAGGATTACAGTTTGATGAAAGTAAATCGGATAACCCGTTTGCGTATTTCACGGCGGCTGTTACAAATAGTTTTGTACGTGTTATTAATATTGAGAAGCGTAACCAAAACATTCGTGATGACATTTTGGAAATAAATGGCATGAACCCTAGTTACAGCAGAACTGGTGCTGGCGAACATGCGGCCGCACTTAAACGACACAACGAGGACACGTCTAGTGAGTAATTTGTTTAAAAAAGTAGCGTGTTTCACAGACATACACTTTGGATTAAAAAGCAATAGCAGTGTACACAATCAAGATTGCGAAGACTTTGTGGATTGGTACATTGCCAAGGCAAAGGAGGAAGGGTGTGACACAGGAATTTTTATGGGCGATTGGCATCACAATCGCAATAGTCTTAATATCACTACTATGGACTACTCGCTTCGAGCACTGGAAAAACTGGGTAAAGCATTTGATCAGTTTTACTTTTTTCCTGGTAATCATGATTTATATTATAAAGACAAACGTGATATCCATTCCGTTGAGTTTGGCAAGTATATTCCCGGAATCACTGTGGTACACGAACCGACTACCATTGGGGATGTTACACTCTGCCCGTGGCTTGTAGGAGATGAGTGGAGAACTATTGGTAAGAAAGGTGGCAAATATATATTTGGCCACTTTGAATTGCCCAGCTTCTTTATGAACGCTATGGTACAGATGCCAGATCATGGCGAGATTCAACTGGATAGTTTTCAAAATTACGAACTAGGATTTAGTGGACACTTCCACAAACGTCAGCAACAGCGTAATATGATCTATATTGGCAATGCGTTTCCCCACAATTATGCAGATACATGGGATGACGACCGCGGTATGATGATATTAGAGTGGGATGGGCAACCTGAATATCACAGTTGGCCTGCTCAACCTACGTTCCGTACTGTTAAACTAAGCCAATTGATCGACGATGCTGATAAAATTATCAAACCCAAACAACATTTACGTGTTGCACTGGATATTGATATTAGTTATGAAGAAGCAAGTTTCATTAAAGAAAAGTTTATTGCTGATTATAATATTCGCGAACTTACCTTGATTGCAGAAAAGAAAGAAATTGAAATTAATACTAACATTGATGTACAATCTTTTGAAAGTGTTGATCAAATCGTTAGCAGTCAAATTGTAAACATTGATTCTGATCAGTTTGATAAGAATCTATTACTGAACATTTATAATAGTCTATGATAAAAATTAAAGATTTAACAGTTAAGAATTTCATGAGTGTGGGTAATCAAACCCA